TTTTTACTTCTTCTTTGGTTGAATGTTTAATTTAAAATATAAGATCATGGAAGTATTACTAAACTTACAAAACAAAAATGTAACGTTAAACGCCGTACATGTAGCCCCAGAGGGCACAAACTGTTGCAACCGTTTAAAGGTTCATTTTGATGTGTTTCAAGAAACAGCGAAAAAAGCCGCTATTATAAGACTATCAACGGCAAATAGTTTTGAATTGATTCACTATCAGGATAAACATATAGCGTTATTAATACCTTTTGATCGCATTCAAAAGATTTCGTATTAATAAAAAAGCCGGATCAGTGCGCTAACTTCTCCGGCCTCCCTTTAAACTTTGCGTTTATCGGCTAACGTCTTCCACAACGTTAAATGCAAAGTTAAGGGAAAAACAAAGATAAACCAAGTTTCACCCTTTAAATTTTGCGTTATGAACACAGATTTATTAATTATCTACATTCGCAATTCTCGCGATATTTACGCGCTTACTGAATGGCTGCAAAATACACTTTTGAAAAAAGTAAACCGCGGCTTAACTCCTTCCGTTGAATATCTTGCAAATTGTTCTACTATGAAAAAGATCGTCCGGATGGCTGCAAAAATGCTTTCCGATCAGGATCATAAAACCGCAACCAAGCAAGAAAAAGAACAAGCAGCAAGAGAACACGCGGCCTATATTATCGGATGCGTGGAATATCTTTCTAAATTCTAATAATAACTATTTTTCCGGGGCTGTCATGGCTCCGGGTTACTATTTACTTTCATTATTCACCTTTAAAGCTTTGTATTATGACAACTACAAATAGACTTTCTTACACAGCATCAAAAAGATATGTTCAAGGCGGTACAACCTTTGAAATCAATGCTAAAATATTACTGGCTGATGATTGCAAAAATAATATATGCGATTGGAGTATAACGGCAGATATTTACGAACAACGCAAAAACGGGCGTTTCGTTTGGTGTGCTGGTGGTTGCTGCCATGAAGAAATTCTAAAGCGTTTCCCACAGTTTAAAATGTTCGTTGATCTTCATTTGTCTAATCATTACGGCGCGCCAATGTACCCAGTTGAAAACGGGTTTTATCATATTACGAACAGCAGCAAAGAAACTGCAATTAACTACTTACGTATTACGGAAATGGAATATAATTTGCTTTATCAAGCAGAAGACAAACAATACTTTAAATACCTCCTTTATGTACTTGGTATCGTTGAACGCTGGAAAAGAGAATCTAACGAAGCTTTAAAAAAGCTGGAAGAGTTGACCGGGCAAACATGGGAAAACCCATATAAACCGGAAAACGAACGTTTTACTTTGAAATTGACGAACGAAGAACGTACAACTATAACTAACAGAATAAACGAAGGTTATTATCGCCCTGAAGCTGTACAAGCGCGGAAAGACGAAGAAAAGCGCAAAGCATACGAGAAAAAACGCGCTGAAATAATTAACGATTGCAAAAAGAAACAACAAAAGGCCGAAAATGAAAAGCGGGTTATGTTGGCGGTTCTTGATGCCGGGTTATCATTACGTAATGTAATATATTACGATCATAGTAACGAGCTTGTTTTTAATTGGAAAGACTACGAAACAAAAGTAACGGAGAACGATTTTAATAAATTTGTTTCCAGTGTTAACCGTTCTTTGTTGCCTGCTGGCATAACTTTTAAAATGAAATAAAAATGTTTTGTTTAATGCTGCTTTTATTCGGTGCCGTGGTGTTTATCTCCGGCACCGATCCCAAAAAATTAAAAGACTTTATAAATAAAGACGATCAATCAGACAGATTTTAAATTTATGGAGAAAAAGATATTATATCATATTGGGTTATACGGATTTAGAAAGCTTATAGTTTATGTAATAAAGGATAACGGGGATCGTACGTCTGTCGTTAGTCTTAATGGAAACGGTTCATTCCCTTTTCACGTTTGGAACTGTAATTTACATAACATAAACGAATAATACAAATAATTCCACCGCGCCGGGCGGTTTCCCGGCATTCCTTTAAACTTTGATATTATGACTACCTATATAATAGAATCCCCAAACGGAGAAACGCACAAATTAGAAGTATTCCGCACCGCAACCGGGTTTAGTGTTTATGTTGATGGCTCAAATATATGTGAGAGCATAACGGAGGAAGATTTTTTGCAAGAGCTTGAAAACCCTACTTTCTAACATGGTGGGCGTAATTATTTGGCTAATAGTAGTTTTATTAATCTGCTTTAGCGTGTTTGGCGGTCTTTGGCTGCTTCCTATTTACTTGCTTTTTTGCCTTGCTTTAGGCTTTTACTTTGGTGTAAAATATCTAACTATTTAATGTTATGAATGAAAAAGAATTTAACGGCCTCATTTTGGCCGAATTGGTTAAAATAGCAAACGACGTTTTTACAAATGAAATAGAAATAGCTCCCGGCACCTATACCGCCGCGGAGCTTGCAAAGCTGAAAGATGCCAACGGTAACGAGATAAATATAAAATATCTTTGCGTTGACGCCCAACTAAATATAACGGATTTTAGGACTGTACAAATAAACAGCTTTAAATGTTCCTTTCCAGTGGATCAGGTTTTTAATCTTGTTTGGCAATTTGAAAAGCTGATAGGCACCAAACAAGCCAATAAAACAAGGTTTACCAAAATAGAAGAGCGCGAAAATATTGTTTGCTCCTTTGATATATGGATTACAAAAGAGCATCTAAATATCACTAAATTAGTAACAAAAGATTCTCTAAGACCAGCATTTAATTATATTTATCTTGATCCTTACAAATCGGCTTTAGTCGCTTCTGATGGGCGTACATTAAAAGAATACCCCGTAATTATTGAAACATCCGGGCTTTTGCCTGACAGCCTGAAATTATTTATCAATCCCAAGCATTTAAAAGAAATGGTTGGCCGGTGTTCTGTTTGTGTTTGTAATCAGGAAGGCGGCAATATTACAGAAATAACCAACGATAAGAAACAAACCTTTGTTTGTGATTTTGCCGGATATTTCCCTAATTACCGGCTTGTGTACCCCAATCTTTCAAAAGACGGATTTATAAAGATTCAGAAAAGCGAATTAAAAGCGGTTGCCAGTTTTGTAAAAGAAATAGCCAAACGAAACAAAAAAAGCGGTTTTTCACTTCGCACTATTGCCGGAGAGAATAAAGTTTATTTATCTTATAATGATGCAGACAGTAACGGACACAAAGAACTTTGTGTAACATTGGAAAAAGCCGCTTTAATTGATATAAAGTTAGGTTTCTTTGCATTAAACGTTATCCCATTGCTTCCCGGCTGGACTGGTGGCGTGTGGCTGGTGGCACCTGATCGGGCGGTGGTCTTTGATGATAAGATGGCGCGTATAGGTGTGGTTATGCCTGCGTTTATAAATGATTCTATTTGCCCGAACCTAAAATGTAATATAAAGGCTTTGGATCGCGCCAAAGCTCCGATCATCACGGAAAAAGAACCGGTAAGAGAGCCGGAAAAACATTTACCGGCCTTATATGTGGATGCACAAACGAAAACACCGGCGTTTGTCTTTGCTTTGGTAGCTCTGATAGATTTTATTTCCCGTTGGTTTTATCAGGATCAAATAAACAAAGCATTACAGAGGCTAACAATGTTAACCGAACTATCCGGCATTTCTTTGCCTGAACTATTGACCGAACCAGTAAGCGAAGAAACAAACGCAAATGTACCCGAACCAATAACAGAGGATGAACCAGTACGCGCATACACACCCGAACTATTGTATATTGATCGGCCTTTGGTTTTCCCGGTGCCTATCTTCATACATAAACATGAACGAATTATCAGCCGAACCGTTGTGCCCGAACTATTGAATCACCAATGTATAGCGTTACTATTTGTTTCCATGATGTTGCCCGAACTATTACGGCGATATGTTTGGGGAACAATCCGACCAAAGGCAAATGCAGATGAACTATTTTGGGGAGATTTCAGACGTTTTCACACCAAAGGTAATCATCGAATCAGAGACGGAACAAAAGAGGCAAACAAACCTAAATTACAGCCATTTCAAACGAATTATTACATATATCAATGAATCATTATGGAAGAGAATAAACAAGCCAAAAGAAGTTATCGCCGAAACAAACCGGTTACGAAAAGTAAGGTCTATGCTATTAGACTGGATATTGATTTGGTTGATTTTGTCAGAGAGCAACCGAACATGAGTAAATTTATTAATGAACTGATCCGAAAGGAGAAGGAAAATACCCTAAAGTATGAATGAAAAATCAAAAGCTTTTGAACTGATAGAATTTGTTTGGGACAATGAAAAGACTGATTCTTATTTACGAGTCAACATAGCCATGTATGAAGCAGTTAAGTTGGCTATAATATCTCAAATGAAATTCAATAAAGAGGATTTTCAGAATATATTTTCAAAATTCAGCGGTGGTTACTGGTTTGGAGTCAACGCCAACGGTAAGGGCTATGGTGAAAATTTCTATCGGGAAGCTGTTACTTCGGGAAATATTTCAGCCTGCCAAAGCTATGAAGCATTCTGCAATATTAAACCCTTCATAGACTCCAAAGGCAGAAGGTTATACAAAGGGGCAATGTACCGGGATAATGAAAAACGTTATAGGGTGACAGGATTTGATTTCAGCACTAAAAAAGTTTATTTAGTAGGTTATGCCATAAGTGATTGGGAAGAAAAAGGCAAAAAGACTCTTTTCAACTTTACCAACAACGAATGGAACGAATTTAGAAAACAAATAAAGCAATTTTAGCATAATTATGAATCAAAAAGCAAAAGATTATATCAGACGTAACACTTTGGATTTGGAAAGTGACAACCGGATGGATTCTACCGGCTATGTGCAATATGCCATATCAGAAGCAAAAGCCTATGCAGCAATAGCGATAGCCGAAGAAGGAATGAGACAAAAAGCCATTGAAGCATTCAAATTTGCCGTTGATGGTTATTTTATAATTGGCGGTACCGATTATTCAGCCAGTAGATTAAATGAATTTATTAAAAAACTTGACTCTTAATATTTATGAGAATAATAAAATTCAGAGGCAAAAGCCTTAATACAAAGATGTGGGTATATGGTGATCTGAACCATAGAGGTAAAAGAACATTCATAGAGTATGAGGTTGATTGCAAAACAATCGGCCAATTTATAGGCAAAACAGATAAAGAAGGTACAGAAATTTACGAACATGACATTATTAGTGTTAATGGTAAATATCCCAAATTGGTTAAATACATAGATGAATATGCCTGCTTTTGCCTTGCCAATATCAGCGACTTAAATAAAGAATGGATGAACCCATGGCAACAAATTTCACCTGATTGGTGGAATGATTTCAAACGGGAAATTCGAGTCATAGGAAATGCTTTTGATAATCCTGAATTGATGAAAGAAGGAGCCAACCATGAATATGCCATATAGAACCAGTCGTGACTATCAGCTTCTTAAAAAGCTACTGGATGAAGGAAAAGAGATCGTATGTTTTACAGACTTTCCGATAGATAACCGGATTTTCCGCGATGTTTGTAAAGCAAGAAAAATAGGAGAAGGCCGATACTCTGTTACTTGCCGTGGTTGTGAATATGCTTCATTTTGGGAAAATCACAATTACAAATGGACGTTTGAAGATGAAATGCGGATGGCTAATATAGAATTTATTGAACCAAATATTTAATTGATATGAAAGCTGTTATAATATATTCAGGCAAAGGCGGCGTAGGCAAAACCACAACAACCGCAAATATAGCAAGATTGCTTGCAAAACAAGGGAATAAGGTGTTTATCATTGATGCAGATATAAACACCCCGTCAATGAACACCGAATTTGAAGGCGATCATCCGCATGAAATGATTTGGGTACACTCTTCTGGAAATATGTTTTCCAAGTTTATTTACTTGGAAAAATCAATGGTAAGGCAATATCTTGAACTGGCTAAAAAGAAAATACACTCTATCAACCCGGATTATGTTTTTATTGACACGCCTCCAAGTGTTACAAACGTGCATATAGAACTTCTTAGTAGGGTAAAAGTAAGTTATGTGCTGTTTGTCACCCAACCCACGAAATTAAGCAACCAAGATGTATTGCGTACAATGGACTTCTTTCATGAAAGATGTGGGAAGGTTAATTGTGGTATTGTGGAGAATATGTGCTACGGTACAGAACATAATGAATACCCAATAAGACTTGTTGCACAAATACCCATGCAGGACAACATGAATACCGAAAACCTGCTAACCAATGCCTATAATGAGTTTCAAAAGATAGTTGATGAAATCGTACAGACTGATATTGTTGTTCTTGAAGAATATTCCACCGAAAACGGATATGATGAAAACTTTGATGTTACGGATATACACATTACCGGCTCACGAAAACATTACTTTACCCATGAACTTAAATATGATAATGGTGTAGAAAAAACTCTTACTTTACCTGCTATGAAATTTCTGTCTGTAAGAACATGGGATAAAGTAAGAGATTATATCCGGTTCCATGATGATTTGGGACATCTTTGGGACGAGAGAATGAGAAGATGTGATACAGAAAGGGTGGGCAGAGTAGTAAATCATTTCCAAAATGACGATAACGCCTATTTTATGGTTATAAATGCGCCAAACACGGAAGTTCATCTCATTACCGGAGAAATCGGAATCTGTTCTTTATTGACTGGGCAGAGAGGGCATTTTGAACTACCAAGAGTCAGTTATCAAACGAGTAAAGGAAACGTGGTGCTGTTCCCTGATGAAATTATGCCAGTAGATATAAACTTGCTACAACAAGAAATAAACGAAGGCTATATAATGTTAAGTGACGGGAGATACTTACCACCGAAAGAAGCGGTACAACAATGTTACAACGCTTTCGGCATAAGGGTTGGCTTAGGTGATAATTGGGAAGATATTTATGATGGTTGGAATAAAGAAATGAAATAAAAATGAAAGACTTACGCATAGCATTCTTGGCAAAATACCCAAAATATGAAATTATACTCAACATGTATAGTCGGGCAAATGATTGCCCGGCAACATGGGAGAATCTTTCAAAAATCCGATTGCAGACTTTTGTTGATTATATGGAAGAACGGCTGGCACCAAACTCTGTTCGCCAATATGCCGCCAAATTAAAAGCTGTATTGAACTTGTATAATGAAGAGGTTGAGCTACCTAAAGACTATAATAAAATCCTTTCGGTAAAAAATGTGAGAAGCACTAATGTTTGGCTTACTGATGAAGAACTTGAACGAATTATCACCTATGTTCCCAAGAATGCCAACGAACAATTGGTACGCACACAATTTTTAATAGGAGCCTTTACCGGTTGCCGTCATAGTGACTATACACGGTTGAACAACCGTAATATAGTGGGTGGAATGATCTCTTATGTCAGCCTAAAAACTAAAACTCATGCCACAGTGCCATTGAAGCCAATCGTGAAAGAGCTACTAACAAATTTGCCTAAAGAAGAAGTTAGTGATCCGACATTCAACAATAATATTCGTAATATTTGCCGGAAAGCCGGAATCACAGAGGCGGTTAAAGTATTCAAGGCTGGAAAGGAAGTGGAAGGTGAAAAATGGGAATTTGTTTCAAGCCACACGGCACGCCGGAGTTTTGCAACCAATTTGTATTTACGCGGTGCCGATTTATACTCAATAAGCCAAATGATGGGACATGCAAGCGTGGAAATGACTCAAAATTATCTTTGCTGTGGTCTCCGTGAACAATCGACACAAGTTATGGAGTATTTTAAATGAAACAAGCCACGCTAAATATCGGTAGAACTATTTTAGCGTGGCTCTCTTATACTATGACAAAATCCGTTCCAGCATCTCAAAGTCTTTTTCCACTTCGGCATTCAGAACTTTAGCATATTGTTGTGTGGTGCGTACATTTGTATGACCGAGCATTTTACTCACATTTTCCATTTTAACCCCATTGTTCAGGCACATTGTCGCAAATGTGTGCCGACTCATGTGAACGGTCAAATTTCTATCAAGCCCTGCATAATCAGCAACTATTTTAAGCCGCAAATTGTATTGTTGATTACTGATAATCGGAAGCACATAATCATATTTTCTCAATATTTCCATTGCAGGAGACAGTAATACGATAAAATAGTTCTCTTCTGTCTTTAAACGAATATCCAATATAACATACTTATTGCCGCGTTTTTGTACGTCACGTTTGAAATTGAATTTAGCAAGATCAGCATAGGATATTCCAGTATATGCCTGAAAAATAAAAAGGTCACGGACTCTACAGATCGTTTCCGAGTCTATTTGAGCATCTTTCACTTTCTTCAATTCTTCGGCAGTCAAATATTTCCTAATGGCATGTTTGCCACGGGAAAAACGCTCACCCTTATACGGATCATTTTTTAGCAAATCAAACTTTATGGCCTCGTGGATATAACGTTTGTTGCGTTTATGATAGTTATATATTGTCGGCTGTGAATAGCCCTTAGCATGTAACCAATCATCATACAATGTGATATTGGCTTTT